ATCCCTTACAGGGAAAAAGATTATTGAATCAAAGCCAAAGAAAACTCGACAGGGCTGCGGTCAACACACTAAATATGCCGCATCCTCAAGAAACAAAGCACGTAAACGTTATCGCGGACAAGGTAAAGGTTAATGAGTTACAACATCGAACTTCGTACTCCTGAGGGTACAGTAAACATCACCTGTGATGAAGATACTTACATTCTTGATGCAGCCGACGAACAAGGAGTCGATCTTCCGTATTCTTGTCGTGCTGGTGCATGTTCTTCTTGCGCCGGCAAGGTTCTTGAAGGAACTGTGGACAACGAGGATCAAACCTTTTTGGATGATGAACAAATGGAAGCCGGTTACGCACTCCTTTGTGTGGCTCGTCCAACTAGTGATCTCGTCATTCAAACGGATGTTGAAGAGGAACTCTAATGCAACTAGTCGTCAATCTCCCTCCTCAGAAAGTCTGGGTTCGTAAAGAATACCTCAGAGACCTTCAGGACGGTCATGGCGAGTTTGTAGAAGGCGTCTGGGTGTCGGCTAAGTCGATACCTGGGCGCGCATTTTATTTTGAGACATATTTGCCTGAATATGCGGCGATGTATGACAAACTCCCCATTAGTGCATTTGTGTCCCGTCCAGAGACGCCTGACCCCGATCTAGACCTTCCTAACCTACAGTTTTGGAACTGTATGGACTATGGTGTCAGGTGTATTGAGAAACAGTTCATTGGTTCAATGGATTTTGAACTGAGAACTCGCAACTATGGCTCTATCAAAGGTGAATATTTGTTCACACTAGACAATTTTCATCCTGATGTAGACATAACTAACTGCAATGTGAGTGAAATTCCAGAAGAACACAAGTCTCATAACTGTATTGAGCTTGAAAATGGTCAATTTGCACTCTATCCAAACAATAGAATGCGTATTTTTGATCTTTCGATCACTCCAGAAGAACCCAAAATCCCTGATTTCAAGGTTTCTACCAAATATTATCAGGTTGAGAATGGTGTAAGATGGGGAAGATTGGGTGATACAGACGAATATTTCTGGAAAACACTTGAAGAAAGTAAAATTTGTCCAAATTGCGGACAAAATCCTTGCGATCCACGTTGTATAAATGCTGACTAGGGATAGGAACCCCTTAAAAAGTTCTGTTTTTCCACAAAAGACAGAAAAATGGCTCAAAATCCAGTAGACTTAGGTCAAGATTTTATCAAAAGTGGTATGAGATTGATCACTCATCCCTCTTCTGATGCACTTTTAGACAAAGCTAAAAAGAAAAAGTACGAAGTTCCTGAAGATAGAATGTCAAGACCATGTGGAGGAGCTGGTGGTTTTGATGACTTTGTTGAACGTTGGCATGAATAGTATAAATATAGCAGAAAATCTGTATCGGTAGATGTCTGCTGTTCGCCAATCACGTCGTTTTAAAGACATTTCATTGTCTTTCAGGAGACATCCTGTAACTAACGACGTGGTTGCGATTACAAATGAAGATGCAATCAAGAGATCTGTAAGAAATCTTGTAGAAACCATTAATAATGAACGACCATTTAACTCTTTAATCGGTTCTGAAGTCAGAAATAGTCTCTTTGAACCAGCTGATCGTGATATTTTGATTCGATTAGAGACTGAAATTGAAACTTCAATCAATAACTTTGAACCAAGGGTCAATTTAAGGTCGGTTGTGGCGTCACATCCACCCGATACCAATGAAATATCAGTAGAAATCATCTACGATATCATTGGTTTACCTGCACCGACACAAGAATTAACGTTCATTCTCCAACCAACTAGAGAATAATGGCTTTTACGCAATATACAAACCTCGATTTTGAACAAATTAAAGCCTCTTTGCGTGAATATTTGAGGGCAAACTCAAATTTTACGGATTTTGACTTTGAGGGATCTAACTTATCGATCCTGATTGACACTCTGGCGTATAATTCATATATCACAAACTATAACGCTAACATGGTCGCCAATGAGGCGTTCATTGATAGTGCAACTTTACGCGAAAATGTTGTTGCATTAGCTAGAAACATTGGTTATGTACCATCTTCTAGACGTTCATCAACTGCAAATATCACATTCTCAGTAAATTTGGGTGGTGGAACCACAAAATCTACCATTACTCTCAAGGCTGGTCTTGTTGCACTGGGTAATTTTGCAAATACTAACTATACATTCGCAATTGCGGAAGATATCACCTCACCAGTGGTTGATGGAATTGCACTTTTTACCATTGACATCAAACAAGGCACATATCTGACCAAGGAATTTATCGTTGATGGTTCACAAACCAATCAAAGATTCATTCTTCCAAATCCGTATGTAGATACTTCAACGATTAGAGTTAAAGTAAAAGATACGGCCTCATCTTCTACTCAAAAAGTCTACAATCAAGTTGATAATATTGTAGGAATTAAGACAACATCAGAAATCTATCTTCTCCAAGAGATTCAGGATGAAAAATATGAGATTCTCTTTGGTGATGGTGTCATTGGTAAGAAACTCTCCTCTGGCAACGTTGTAAGTGTCTCCTACGTCGTCTGTGATGGTGCTAATGGTAATGGTGTATCCAACTTTGCTTTTTCTGGAAAGCTTGTTGATAATGATGGTGGACTGATCACAACTGGAATTTCTGACATCATTACAAATGAATCCTCTAGAAATGGAGCGGAGATTGAAAGTATTAGTACAATCAAAAATCTTGCACCTAGAGTATACTCCTCTCAATATAGAGCGGTAACTGCAAACGACTATGAAGCGTTAATTCCAACAATTTACTCAAACGCTGATAGTGTTACCGCTTATGGTGGTGAAGATGCAGATCCACCTCAGTTTGGTAAGGTTTTTGTTTCAATCAAACCTAAAAATGGTCAATATGTTTCCGACTTTGATAAGAGACAATTATTGGACAGACTCAAGTCTTATTCTGTAGCTGGAATCAGACCTGAATTTATCGATCTTAAGTATCTTTATGTAGAAATTGATAGTAGTGTGTACTACAACACCAACATGACAGCTAGTGTTGGTGATCTTAAAACAAAAGTTACAAACTCTTTGACTCAATATTCATTGTCTTCCGATTTGAACAAGTTTGGTGGAAGATTTAAGTATAGTAAGGTTCAAAAAATAATCGATGATAGCGATAATGCAGTAACATCAAACATAACCAAAGTTTTGATGCGTAGAAACTTGGATGTCGATGTTAATAACTTTGGCCAATATGAATTGTGTTATGGAAATCAATTCCATAACCGCAGAGAGGGTATGAATATTAAATCAACTGGATTCTCTGTTGATGGTATTCGTGGAACTCTTTATTTTGGTGATCAATATGTAAATGACACGACGGGACGTTTGTATGTCTTCAGATTATCGTCAACTGGAGAACAAGAAGTTGTTATTACAAACGCTGGTACGGTCAAATATGATCTTGGTGAAATCCTTATAGATACAATAAGGATTTTGTCAACAGTAAAACCCGACAACGTTATTGAAATTCAGGCCATCCCCGAATCTAACGATATTATTGGTTTGAAAGATCTTTATGTTCAGTTCTCTGTTGCAAATAGTACCGTAAGCATGGTTCAAGACGTTATTTCTACTGGTGCTGATACGGCTGGTACTAGATTTGTTTCTACATCAAGTTTCTTAAACGGAAAATATATTAGACAGTAATGATCGACACCTCATCCAAAAAAGTCCAGATCAATCAGATCGTTAAGAGTCAGCTACCATCTTTTGTATCTGAAGAAAATCCCCTTTTTGTCGATTTTTTAAAACAGTACTACATTTCCCAAGAATATCAGGGTGGTCCTGTTGATATTCTTTCCAATTTCAACGATTATCAAAAAACTGAGACCTTCAGTGGTAATGATAATCTGATTGGATTTACCACATGTACTTCTAATGTATCTTCTTACGATACAACGATCAATGTAACCTCAACAAGAGGTTGGCCAGAGAAGTATGGACTCTTAAAGATCAATGATGAGGTAATTACATACACTGGTGTCACCACCAACTCATTTACGGGTTGTATTCGTGGATTTAGTGGAGTAGATAGTCTCCATCAGACGAATCAACCTGATAATCTAGTTTTTACTAGCTCTGATGCAGATAGTCATATTTCATCCACTAGAGTACTCAACTTAAGTAACCTATTCTTACAAGAATTCTGGAAAAAAACAAAGGAGCAGTTCCTGCCAGGATTCGAAGATAGGTCATTAGTTAATAAGGTAGATAAAGCAAACTTCCTAAGACAAGCAAAGGACTTTTATGCTTCAAAGGGAACCGATGAGGCTGTAAAAATCCTGTTCGGTGTCTTATTTGACAAACAAGTAGAAGTCGTAAAACCAATTGACTTCCTTTTCGCACCATCTGATGCAGACTATGTTGTAACTAACGATGTAGTTGTGGAATTGATCAGTGGTGATCCAAATAATGTAATTGGACAGACTTTATATCAGACAGATAATCCCTCTGCTTCGGCTTCTATCTTCAATGTCCGTAGATATGAGAGAGATAATAAATCATACTACATTCTGAGTCTTAGTAGAAATTCTATAAGTGGTAATTTTGAAGTAACTGGATCTTCAACTCTTGTTCAAAACGTTTCTGTGGGTTCTACAGTCGTAACAGTTGACTCTACCTTAGGATTCCCCGATACTGGCTCAGTTTATATTGGTTTTGGTCAAACTGTTGGCATTGCGACTTATAAGAGTAAGTCATCCACTCAATTCTTTGGAGTAACTGGTATTACATCGGCGTACTCCGATGGTCAATTCATAAGATCTTCTAGAACAGTATTTTCATACGAAAATGGAGATCTTATAAAACCAGTCTACTTTAGATTGACATCCGTAATCTCTAACGCCAGTTTTGATGATATTGGATTCTTAGTTCCTAATGATGTAATTGGTGCAAAAGTTCTTGGAAATGTATCTGCAGCCAATAATTACAGACTGAACAGTTGGATTCACAATATCAAAACAAAGAGTAACGTAGCCAGAAATCTTGACACAAATACTTCTAATATTGACATTGCTACAAACACGGTAACCACCTCTACCCCACACCTTCTTTATCTGGAAGATTCGATTACTCTGGTAGATGTAAGTTCGGCTATTCCTGCTAATGTTAATGGTACAGTAAGTCAGGTTATTAATCCAAATCAATTCAAAATTACTATCACTTCTGGATCAATCAATGTATCCAGAGTATATAAAGTAAGAAAGAATATTAACTTTGGTGTTAGTAATACCTCTAGAATAAAAGTATCTGATTTTGCAACAAACGTTCAGAATACTTACTCCAGCCTCGATAACACGAAGTTCTATATGACCTCTGGATCTATTCCATCATATAGAATTTACGCAACTGATAGAAGAAAGACTTTTTCTCCAAATAATATCAGTAACAACCAAATCTCTATTAATAATCATGGTTTCTATAGTGGGGATTTGGTCAAGTACAATCCAGTTGGCTCTGGAACTAGTGTTATTTCTGGATTATCAACTGGATCGATTTATTCTGTATTGAAAGTTGATGATAATACCATTAAACTGACTCAGAGTATCTTTGACGCTTCATCTAAGAGG